GCATTACAGTACCTAGATGTGGATGAAATGTTATTATTAGGTGCAGACTAAAAATATATGATAATATAGGAGAATAATGGCAAACGAGTACAAAATATTAGGACAAGTAGCAGACGCATCAGCTAATGATGTTGAGTTATATCTTGTTCCTGCTAGTACATCAGCGATTGTATCAAGTATTACTGTATGTAATAGAGAAGCGGCAACAAATACATTTCGTATTTCAACTAAAACTGATAACAGTTCAGTAGCAAATACAGATTATATTGCTTACGATACATCTATTGCAGCTAACGATACTGTTACATTGACATTGGGTATTACATTACAAGCAGGTGCAGAAATATCTGTAGGTGCTTCTGATGCTAATGTTACCTTTCAAGCGTTCGGTACACAGATTACATAATTAAATAGGAGTAAGTAATGGGTTTTAAAAGACTTGCATTAAATGATGGTACTTCTGCACATATAAGCAGAGGTGAAGACCTCAATGCAAAAGCTATGACACTTGTTCAAACAAACAATAGTAATGGCTCATTTGCACCTGAAAGCAATAACACCAAATATCAAGTGTTTGCCGTTGGTGGTGGTGCAGGTGGCGGAGGTTGGCGTGCAGGTGGAGGAGGTGCAGCAGGAGCTGTATTCTTTGAAGGCGTACAATTTAGTGGTACTTCTAATATTACAATAGGCTCTCAAGGTAATGGAGCTAACTCAGGACAATTTTTGTATGGTGGTAATGGTGGCACTACAAGTATGAATGCTGCAACTTTTATAGCTCAATCAAATAATAAAAATACTTTATCAAATGTATCTGTAGCAGGTGGTGGTCGTGGTGCAGGACAGGGTCAAGGAGGTGGCTCAGGTGGCTGCGGAGGTGGCTCAGGGTCAGATAATTCAACTGTTGCTACAGGCAACGTAGGTGGTAACGGTGGACCTAAACAAGATAATAACTCTTACAATGGAGGCGGTGGAGGAGGTATGGGTTCTGACCTTACTGGCGATAATGGTTCTTATACTGGCGGAGATGGTTTTGCATTTTTAGGTACTAACTATGCAGCAGGTGGTGGTCAAGCAGGTTTTTATGGTTCAGGTGGGGGAGGAGATGTAGGCAACACAAACGTTGGAGGTAATGGTGGTAATGTACCTGGTAACGGTGGGGGCTATGGCTCAGGTGGAGGAAGTAGAAAGAATGACAGTAGCAGTAACTCAGGTGGTCACGGTTCAGCAGGTCGTATGCAAATATTAAAATACGAACAACCAACACTTGCAGGTAATGTAGCTAATATAAAGAAAGTAAAAAAACTTTAATGATTGTACACATAGGTCCTGATAACGTTGTAAAAAATATTCTTGTCGGAGATACAATAGACGACTTTTTATCATTAGAAAATCCTGGCGATACATTTTCACTTGCACCAGGAAGTAACCTTGTAGTAATAGGGGATTTATGGTTTGAAGATAAAAAACTTACCAAACCTGCCAACGGACAATTTCCTAGTTGGGTTTGGAATGAAGATGAATGGCAATGGAAACCACCAGTTACTTATCCTACAGATGAAATATTAGAAAACCAATACTGGTTTTGGGACGAAGACGCATATCAAGCAGATAACAATGACCCGAACGTGTGGGTATTAAAGACAGAAACCCCACCTGAATAAAATAAAACAGGTGGAATATGTTATTCAATAGATACAAAAAATCAAAAGTAGTTTATTCATTAGATAGAAGTTATAGTTTTCCAACAAGTATATTTAGTGAACCATATCTGTATAACAAAAATACGTATGGTTGTCCTTCTGTACAGATAGCTAACAATAGACTGTATGCAGTTAATGCACCTTTAGATGTAAAGTGGATATACAATCCTATAACAGAACTTATGGAAACAGAGTATACAGGTAGTAATACTGCAGGTAAGTTAGGTCAAGACATATTTAATTTTATAAATGTAACAAAACAAGAAGTACACGGAGTTCTTACACTTCAATGTATAGTTCCCTATATACTTTTTACAGATACTAAAGATATTGAAATATCATTGTTACCTGGCACAGATTTAAAAATGGAAAACTGTACATTTGTACCAGGTTCATTCAATATCTACAGTTGGAACAGAATGTTAAATTTTGCAGTAGAAGTAACAGATAAAAAGAAACAAGCTAGTTTTGAATGGAGTGTTGATAAACCTTTTATGCTTTTGTACTTTAACAGGCCTGTAGATGTAGAGTATAAACTTATGACTGAAGAAATGTGGGCTATGTGTAAAGAGGTAAAGAACATTACAAAACTTAGAAATAATACTACTAAAGTATATAATACCGTGTTAAAAAGAAGGCCAAAGAAACTGCTATGAAACTAGAAGTTATTCCTATTAATCAAGATTTAAACTGGATAGCAGATACATACCCCATTGTTCCTGCAAAACAAGCACCACCTGCCTGGTGGAAAACAATTAAACGTGATAGTAATTATGAAAGTCTAGCTAATTCAGGAAACATTAAGACCTGCCCTGCTATTCGTGACATAATTAACTATGGTTACATAATGCCCTCTTGGTCCTGGTTGGAGTTTACAAGAACAGAAGAAGATATACTTTGGCAAATAGGA